GAAGGCATTTGTATGTTATTTGCATTCTTACGTAAGATAACTATTCAATATCCAGATACACCTCTAGATATGTATGGTTATGACATGAGACGTATTATGGACAGAGAAGAGAATGATCTACACCTTGTATTAAATGAATTTGTTGATATTAAATATTGTAAGATAGCTAAACTAAATAGAGAACACTTTGTATTCTTTATGAAGAAGGCTAAGACTGGCTACAGGACAGTTACATTAAAGAAAACAAGAAGCCATATTGTCTGGGCTTATTTAGTAGGTTGCTCTAACTGGAACTTAATAGAAGAAAATAATGCTATACTTGACAGACCAGCCTATACACCTATGTATAGATTTGATAGAGATATGTTTGAGTTTACCGGTAGAAACTACTCATGAGAAGAGAATGGAAGATAATAGGACTTTATTTTACAGATGATGAAAAAGTAAAAAGAGAATTCCGTGACATAATGTTACAGAAATATTTAGATGAAGCAGATGATGACCTAGAAGAGGCTCTCGCTATGATGGCATTTAGATATGACATGGCACATGCAGAAGAAGCGTATGAAGAATGCGCTATAATAAAAGATATATTTGATCACTTTGAATACGACCCTAGATAAATTCTTTGACGAGAACTACGACAAAATAATTAAGATGGGTCGTAGAATAGTTAAAAGACGAGATGAAGGCGAAGAAGTCGCTGCATTCTGTATTGAAAAGTTTTTACAACATAAACGTAGAGATGAATTAATAGATAAAGGTGAAGCCATGAAGTTTCTATCTGGTATGATATACCGTAGTTATCATTATGCAACTTCACAATACTCTCGTCAAAAAAACCAAAGACCTGGTATTAGTCAAACTGGAAGTTGGTTAGAAGATAGGCCGTTCGGTATACATGAATTATACGAATGGACACAAAATAATTATGGAGAAGATGACGATCCGGACATACCTCAAATTGCAGATGAAGAATATGACATGGAATTAGATATAAAGATAGAATCTATTCAAGGTATAATGGAAGATATGGAGTCAGATACGGTAGAACAGTGGTTTAGAGTTAAACTATTCCGCATGTGGTTAGATAATCCTAACTACAGTGATTTAGAACGTATAACACATATACCACGTACGACAATCAGTCAAGCAATTAAAGAATGTAAAGAATACATAAAAAAGAGAATAGAAAATGGAAACAATACTTAGTATATTAGGGATGGCAGGTCTGGGTCACATGGCCGCAGACTTCTTCTCACAATTTGACAGACTACCTGACAAGCCAATGAAGTGTAACATGTGTGCTACATTTTGGTTAGGCGTAGGACCATTTATGTGGCTCTACGGATATGAAGGTATCTTGTTTGTTGCGTTAGCATCAATTATCTCAGAACTTTATTTAAAAATACTATTATGAACACAGAAGATTACAAATGGTTAAGTGACAACTACAAGTTGTTAGGCAATGTTAGAATGACTACGATTCAGGCACAGCAGATGTTTGACATCTATAACAGGGTTACAGGCGAAAACAAGCCTATAACCAGTTGTGGCCGATGTGTTTACAACATAAAACAAAGACTAAAAGTAGAATATGAAATCATACAAAATTTACGAAACCAAAACGGGTAAGTACTCACTCAAAGAGTCAGATACACTCGTAGCTACAATGAAGGCTAAGTCTTTCGAGATAGCTAAACAAACAATTAAAAACCTAAACAAAGCACTAAAAGACAATGAGTAGTGGATTCAGAGGTGGCGACGAGAACATTAACAGAGCCGGGCGCCCCAAAGGTAGTAAAAATAAAGCTACACAACATATTAGAGAAGCATACCAAAAGCTGACAGAAGATAATCTAGAAAGAATGTCAATATGGATTAGCCAAGTAGCATCAGACGATCCTGCAAAGGCTATGGATATTATGATTAGATTATCAGAGTACATCCTACCTAAACTAGCCAGAACAGAAATGACTGGAGCTGATGGTGATGACCTATTTAAGAACATCAAGTTTGAGTTCGGTCCAGATGCAAATGATGCAGAGGGCAGAGACATACCTGATATAGAAGACTATGCATAAATGAAGTATGTAGGATTTACACCACATCCTAAGCAGCGCCACATGGTACAAGACATAATTAGCAGCGCAGCTAAGTATCATGTGGCCTGTGTAGGACGTCAGTTTGGTAAGTCCATGATGGCTATGAATCTAGCCCTGTACTGGATGATTAACGACGGGCCATGTAAGGTCTTGTGGGTTAGTCCGGTATACTCACAAACCACAAAAGTACAGAAGGAATTAATGCAGGCAATCGGCGCATCAGGCCTAGTAAAAAACTGTAATTACTCAGAAAACTATATAGCCTTAAAGAACGGAAGTGAAATCTTATTTAGATCAGCAGAGAAGTATGATAATATAAGAGGCTTAACCGTAGATTATGGTGTACTAGATGAGGCAGCATTTATGAAAGAGGATGCATGGAAAGAAGCCATACGTCCAGTCTTTATGGTACGTGGTAAGAAAGTCTTATTTATATCTACACCTAAAGGTAAGTCTTGGTTCTATGAGTTATTCCAATTGGCTAAGTCAGTAGACTACCCTAACTACCAAGCTTACACAGGTACATCATACGACACACCTTACATTGATGCAGAGGAGATAGCTGATGCTAAGAAGACTCTGCCACCTAATGTATTTGAACAAGAATATCTAGCCAAATTTATCGACAGTGGTGGTGAGGTCTTCAGTAACCTAGAAAAGAATCTCATGCCACTTTACCCAACCCCTGTAGGTAAAGTGTATTGTGGGATCGACCTCGGTAAACAAGAAGACTTCACCGTAGCCACATTTATGGATAGTCAAGGCCAAGTGGTCGACATCTATAGAGCCAACGCACAGCAGTGGACCACAATGGTCAATGAGATTATGCAAAGGATTAGAAAGTGGTCTGCAACTGTGATGGTGGAAGTCAACTCTATTGGTGATGTTATCTATGAGCAGATTAAAAACCAGTGGCAAGATACACACCCGTTTGTAACTACAAGTAAGTCTAAGAATGAAATGATTGAGGGCCTGATACTTGACATGAATGAGATCAATGTAAAGATACCCAATGCACAACTGTTTCCGTGGCTTCTAAGCGAACTCGAAGTCTTTACGTATGATTACAATCCAAAGACCAGATCGATTAAATACGGACACCCAAGCGGCTTCCACGATGATACGGTGATCTCACTGGCCATAGTTAACTACAATCGTAAACAAAATAAAACTTTGGGTACCTATGCTGTGATGGGCAAGAGGTAATTCAATTCATCAAACAAATATATTTCTAAGTAGATGGCAACGATCAATATCAATAACGAACAGTATAAGATACCAGAAAGACTGACTATTGAACAGTATGAAAAGGCAATGGCGTTTGACTGGGAAGATCCACAGTATCACCCACATATTGTAAACGGTCTCACAGAAGCACCGATAGATATGTTAAAGGCAGGTGGTCAAGATGCACTAGGGTTAGCGATAGCCTTGGTCGTACACCAGATGAATCAGAGAACCAAGTGTAAGTTAGTCAATCTAGATGAGCTTACATTCGGTCAGTTTATTGACCTGGATGTGTGGATTAGTTTAGGTGTCGACAAACACCTACAGGATATGGCAGACATACTGTGCCCGAAAGCTAAATGGGCTGACGAGGCAATGTGGGCTGTCGATGAGTTTGCCAAGTATCGTCTATTTATTTTTAGACAATATAAGATACTATTTGGTATTACTGATAAAGACCTAGAGGAAGCAAAAGAAAGGCTAAACCTCAAGGTCGACCCGATGGCAACGGCCAGAGGCTGGTACAAGGTGATAGTTAGCCTAGCTAACAGAAACATATTAAACATGGACGCGGTCACAGACGAACCGCTCAGAAAGGCGCTAAACTTCATGGCATTACAAAAAGAAGAGATGTTAGAAGAACAGCAAAGACAATTACAACAAAAGAGACAAAATGACTTACAAAGAACTCGTAGATAGTATTAAGGCAACGGTCGATGGCCACATGATACTCAGAGACTTCGGCTACGGAGCCTTAACAGATATTAAGACGGTAGATGAAGGTACCCGCGTTGACTATCCATACGCGTTCCTTAACCCTACACAGTCAACTAGAACAGGACAGACCATTACATATAGGTTTAATCTCATCGTAATGGATGTTGTACAAGAGGACCCAACTAACGGGTTTGCCAACTACCTGAAGGTACAATCAGCATGTCAACAATATGTAGATGACATCTTGGCTAGCCTAAGATTCTCAAAGCCATATAAGGACTTTGACCTAACCCTAAATGTAAACCTAACACCATTTAAAGAGAGGTTCCAAGATACAGTAGCGGG